GGCTGGCAGGCGCACACGGTACGCGGTACCTTCGCCGGGGCTTTCAAGAAGAAGCTGGGCCTGACCATCGTGTCGGACAAGCCACAGGGAGGCGAGCGGGTCTATCGCATAGCGTAATTACACGGATCAAGAGACACAGCAATGAGCAATACAGCCCCCACAGATCAGGCCAGCGCCATTCGCTGGCTACTGGAAAACCGCCGCAGTGATGTGAGCTTTGAAGAAGCCATCAGGCAGTTGTATCGTGCTTTGCGCGGCGATACCCAGGCCCAGGCGATCCTGCATGAACTGGCGCAAAGCAGGGACCAGGGCCGACACTGAAACATCAGTGAAAAACGCCCCCCGTGACCAGCTCGCGAACAGCCTTTTCTGGAAAGACCGGCCCTTTGTAAAGGGGACCACACGGGGTATTCGCCAATTTGAGAGAGATCTCCAATGGATCCATCTTGCCCTCCAGGCTGCGATAGCCCTCGGCGAGAAAGGAAAACTCGTTCATTATGCCAACCACACTTCGATTAACTGTCTTGGCATAGACCACTTCGCGCATCTCCTCGATCTCAGCCCGAATGAATTCCGGTGGCAAATCCAACGCCTGCAACATCACACTCAACGCCTGAGGAAAACGCTGCACCAGCGTGACCGCCGGAGCCAAGGGGCAGAGCACGGGCAACAATGTTCGCTCATTGACCAGCAGCGCCATTTGCGGTTTCCAGAACATTGCCGTGGCATACCAGGCACCAAGCCGTGAAGTCGAATGTGCAGGCGCTGCGACCTGCGGGTCAATTCGGTCGAGTAGCTTTTTGGTGCAGTGAAGCGTGAACATGCCAGCTCGCAATCAAAATCTGAGACTGCGAAGTTTGCACCAGATAAGGAATGACTCCCAGTATCCACGGCCTACTCTTGGCCAGGATTCGCTCAAACATTGGTACAGGGACTCTCCTCTGCCATAGATGCCCCGCTGACCAGATGATTGAACCGGGCACCATCGACCTGCCGCACGGCCTGCCCACCGCACCACTCCTGCCAGCGCCGAACAATGACGTCACAATACTTGGCATCCAGTTCAATCAGCCGTGCTTTGCGGCCTGCCTTCTCGGCGGCGATCAAGGTCGTCCCCGAGCCCCCGAACGGATCGAGCACCACGTTGCCGGGACGGCTCGAATTGCGGATCGCGCGCTCGACCAGCTCCACCGGCTTCATCGTCGGGTGCAGGTCGTTCTTTTTCGGCTTCTTGATGTTCCAGACGTCGCCCTGGTCGCGGTCGCCACACCAGTGGCGTGTAGCCCCCTCGGGCCAACCGTACAGGATCGGCTCGTACTGGCGCTGGTAGTCGGCGCGGCCCAGCGTGAAGGTGTTCTTGGCCCAGATGATGAAGGTCGACCACTTGCCACCGGCGGCGCGGAAGGCAGCCTGCAGCACATCCAGCTCGCTGGATGACATGGCCACGTAAATACCTCCCCGGCAACGAGCCACGGTGGGCGTCAGTGCGGCCAGCAGGAAGTCGTAGAAGCCGTCGCCCAGGTTGTCGTTCAGGATCGCGCGATCCTTGCCGCGCATCTTGTCTTTAGCGCTGTTGGCGTAGTTCACGTTGTACGGTGGGTCGGTGAAGACCATGTCCGCCAGGTCGCCCTGCATCAACTGCTCGTAGCTCTCGGCCACGGTCGAGTCGCCGCACAGCAGCCGGTGCTGGCCCATGACCCAGACATCGCCCGGGCGCGAGATGGGTGTCTCGCTGACCTCGGGCACCGCATCCTCATCGGTCTGCCCCTCGTTGTCCGGCTCGTCGCCGGCGATCAGTTCGGCCAGGGCATCGGCGTCGAAGCCGGTGATGTCCAGATCGAAGCCTTCGAGCTGCAAGGCTTCCAGTTCGATCCGCAGCATCGCGTCGTCCCAGCCCGCGTTCTCGGCGATGCGGTTGTCCGCAATGACCAAGGCGCGGCGCTGGGTCGCACTTAGATGGTCGAGCAGCACGACAGGCACACGTTCCAGCCCGAGCTTCTGGGCGGCGGCGAGACGACCGTGGCCCGCGACGATGATGCCGTCACTGCCCGCCAGGATCGGATTGGTGAATCCAAACTCCGCGATGCTGGCGGCGATCTGCGCCACCTGCTCCTCGGAATGGGTGCGCGCGTTGCGGGCGTAGGGCAGCAACTTGGCGGTCGGCCACTGTTCGATCTTGTCGGCCAGCCAGTTCATGGCACCACCTCGGCATCCAGGGTGGTGGTGCGCTCTGCAGCAATTTGCTCGAAGGACTGACCTGACGGGATTCCACTGTTCTCGATCAAGGTGACCGGCACGCCGGGGTGGTTCTGCTGGAAGCGTTTGATGGCGACATCCACGTACTGCGGGGCGATTTCCACGCTGCGGCAGACGCGGCCCGTGCGCTCGGCCGCCAGCATCGTCGTGCCGCTGCCGCCGAAGGGCTCAAAAACGATGTCGCCCGCGTCCGAGTAAGCCTCGATCACGAATTCCGGCAGCGCCACCGGGAACACAGCCGGGTGATCGATGTCCTGACCGATCTTGCCCTTGTGGCGCATCACGCGGATCACCGAGTCTGGGATACGGGTGTCCTGTGTCGGCTGGCCCTTGTGCGTCCAACCGCCCACCTCGCCATCCTTACCGCGCATGGCAGTGGACGAGCCGTCGGCGCGCAGGTGGGATTCCTGTCCGGCGTGCTTGCAGGGCACGATCTTGTTCGGCTTGCGGCTTTCGCGGTTGAAGTGGAAAACGAACTCAAAGCTCGGCGCGAAACGGCCTGCCCAGTCGCCGGGCATCCCTGGACCCTGATCCCAGACGTACCAGGCGAAACGCCGCCAATTTTGTTGACGCATCCAGGATAACCAGCCGTCCCAATACGGGATCACCTCGTTGTCGCGGTGGATCAGGCCCAGGTTGACCAGCACCTGACCGTCGCCTGCCATCGGCAGGTGCGCGAACACGCCGCGCATCAGGCCGTCCCAATCGGAGATTCCTCGCAAGGTGTAATCGCGCTGGTTGCCGTAGGGTGGCGAGGTGAAACACAGGCGAGAGAGGTCACCCTGCATCAGCGCAGCGACCACGTCCCGGTCGGTGGCGTCACCACAGATCAAGCGGTGCGCGCCGATGGCCCAGACATCGCCGGGGCGAGACACCGCTACGACGGGCGCTTCCGGCACGTCGTCTGCGGCATCCGGTTCCTCCGTGTCCGGCTCTGCGTCGGCATCGGCGTCGGTCACGTCACCGGTGAGCAGTGCCTCGATCTCGGCATCCTCGAAACCAGTCAGAGCGAGGTCGTATCCCGCCTCGGACAGATCGGCCAGCTCCAGGGCCAGCATCTCCTCGTCCCAGCCCGCATCCAGTGCCAGCCGGTTGTCGGCAATCACCAGTGCCCGCTTCTGCGCGACGGTCAGATGGGCCAGTTCGATCACTGGCACCTGATCGAGCCCGAGCTTGCGCGCGGCGGCCAAACGCCCGTGCCCGGCGATGATGCCGTTGTCGCCATCGACGAGGATCGGGTTCGTCCAGCCGTACTCGACGATGCTGGCCGCGATCTTGGCGATCTGGCTTTCGGCATGCGTGCGCGGATTGCGGGCGTAAGGAATCAGCGCCTCGACCTTGCGGTACTCGACGTTGAGCGTGTTCAAAGTGGAAGTCCCAAAAGCAAAACCCGCCGAGCGTTGCCGCCGGGCGGGTTGGGTGAATGAAGATTCTGGTGGGGTGGTAACCGCGCCTGGGAGTGGTAACCGGGGCCGGTAACCTGGCCGACTGGTAACCTTGCCCGCGCCCTGACGCTAAAAAAGCGTCGCGCTCGCGCCCCCCGCATTGGATTTCGGCGAGGAAGGACCCCTTTTGCCTTGGGCCACTTCCTTAACCGTCACCGCTGTCCAGAAGATAGCTCAAATACTACCCCCGACCGGGCTGTTTTGTTGCATACCCGGCAGTCCCCAAAAAGGACAAATGCGTCAAAGCAAGGACAAACACATCACGCATTGCCCTACGTTGCTCGGGAAGTTGAAGGCTATTTTTCGTCTGCCCTGAACACAGCAGGCAAATCACGCGCGCCGTGCAGGACACGGACGACCAAGACTGCCTCGGCAGTGGCTTCAAAGAAGATGACGTAGTGGCCGTGGGCGCAGGATCGGATGCCGTCGTCCAGCTCGGTGCGCAAGCGATAGCCGGATGGATTGAGGGTGATACGTTGGCACTGCGCGCGCAGCTCACGCACGAAACTCAAGGCGCGCACAGGGTTGCCAGCCGCGATGTAGTCGGCAATGGCTTCGAGGTCTTGCTCGGCCAACGGGGTGAAGGCCAGGCGCATCAGCGTTCAGCTTGTGCCGCGTACTTGGCCTCGAGGCGGTCGAACACCGCATCTGCTGACTTGGCAGGGCCGCTGGCCCGACCTGCCGCGATTTCGGCACGCAGGGCCTCGAGTTCGAGTTGCTTGCGCTCCTCACGCTCCTCCAGCAGACGCAGCCCGGCACGCACCACCTCGCTGGCATTGTTGAACCGGCCACTTTGCAGCTGATTTCGGACGAAGGTTTCGAAGTGATTGCCAAGGGCGACACTGGTGGGCATGGCAGATTTCCTAACTATTAATAATAGTTATTATCCGCCGTGCCCGCCAAGTCGTCAATGTGCGGCATCGTTGAGCTGCGTGGCCACGATTTCCAGTGCCCTTTGCCAGCGACGCCACGCTGTCGTCCGGTCGCAGGCAAAGCGGATCGCAATGTCCCTCCAGCCGTAGCGCTTGGCCCGCATCCACACCAGATGCCGTTGCTCCACCTCGAGCCATTGCACCCAGCGCATCGTCTCCAACATCCGGTCGATAGCATCAGGACTGGGTGGCAACGGTCGGTACACCTTTTCGTCGGCAGCAAACGACTCCCACTCCTTGCGCACAAAGGCAGGCCAGCAGTTGAAGTAGCCCTGCACCCGCACGGGTGGCAGGCGGCGTCCGGTGCCGGCCGCCTCCTCGAAGCGCGCGGCCACATCCTCAATTGTCCAGTTTGTGTGTCGGTTAGCCATGACGTCGCCCTCCTGCGCCGTAGAGACGCTCGCCGATCTGGCGCACCAGTTCACGCTCCATCCAGTCGAGGCGTTCGTCATCGGGCGACACCACCAGGATGTGTTGGTCGCGCCAGCCACGTTCCTTGATGGCGTCCAGATCCGTAGCTTGGGGTAGCAGCCGACCGAGGGGGCAGCGGTATTGGGGTGTCGGAATCTTCACGTCACACCTCCTGGATCTGGACAGCCCAGTGCAGCAAGGCAAGCGCATCAGCTTCGTTGTCATCGGCCGGAGCGTGGCCGCGCGCACGCATGGCTGCGATGACGTCTTCCTTGCCCGCGTTGCCCTTGCCTGTGGCGTGCTTCTTGATTGTGCCTACGGGCACGCCTTGGTACGGGATCTGGTGGTGCTCGCACCAAGCTGTGAGCGTGGCGAGGAACCCACCGTAGGCGTGGGCGGCATCGGTCGAGACGTGGCGACGCACCTCCTCGAAGTGCAGGCAGTCGATGCGGTCGCAGGATAGCTTGATCTCAGTGAGCCAGCGTCTGAATCGCAGGAAGCGCATTCCGCCGCCTTCGAAACGCTGCGGACGGAAGATCTCGGAACCGCTGGTGATGTGGCCATCGCTGCCGCGCAGCGCCCAGCCGGTAGTAGTGCCCAGATCGAGGGCGAGGATGGTTGTGCTCATGGTGTCAGTCCTTGTCTTGGCTGGACTGACGCATCGGACGCAGTCAGACATAACTTCTCCGTGAGGCGCACGCACGCGCACGCGTATAGAGAAGTTACGTTCAGCCATGTCAGTTGCGTCAGACCGTGTGGTTCTCATGGGTGGCTCAGTTGTCCGCGTAGGGGGTGTAAGACGGTGCTGGCTGGTACTTCAGACCAATGCCCTGAAAGCCGCGCACACCTGCGCTGTTGCGCCACTTCTCGATTCCACGAGTGATCAGCAGATCGGAAAAACGGCGCTGCGAACCGATGAACTCACCCGATGCTTCAGCCCACTGCTTCCAATCCGTGAACAGCTCTGCGGTCAGTGACTTGGCGTTGACCTCCCGCACACAGCGCTCGTCGATCCATCGGCCCAGCGCATCCTCAGCATCGAAGTACTCCTCGGTCGCAGCCTGCACGCAGGCGGGAGGCTTCAGGCCCTCACGCTGCCACGCAAGGCATCCGGCGACGGCCCAGGCGAGGATGCCGTCACGTTCGGCCAGCAGCTTTTCCGTCAAACGTGGATCGCGCCGATCCGGCGGGATCGTTACCGTGAACGGAATCATGTGCAGACGTCGCCGCATTGCTTCGTCGATGTTGCGAATAGCGGGCTTGTGGTTGCCGACAATCACCGGCTTGAATTGCGGCGTGTATTCGAAGAAATCCTTGTGCATGAAGCGCGCAGAGATCTTGTCGCCGCCCGTGATGGCTTTGACTTTCGACTCGTTCAAGCGCCGCCCCTGCTCGGTTTCGATGGCCGTCACGAAGCGCGCGCCGCGCAGCCCCGCCAGATCGGTCGGGTGCCGGTCTCCACGGGTTTCGACAAAGGTGTCCATCGACGCCGTGGCGGCGTAGTCGCCGAGGATGGTGCTGATGACGTTGGCGAACACGCTCTTGCCGTTGGCACCGGTGCCGTACAGGAAGAACAGTGCGTGGGCGCTGGTCGCACCCGTCAGGCAATAGCCCACCATCCGCTGCAGGTAGGTTTGCAGTTCGACATCGCCACCCGTCACATCTGACAGAAACGCCGTCCACTGCGGACATTCGCCGTCCGGTGTGGCCGTGGTGATCTTGGTCATCCGGTCAGAGCGCTCATTTGCCCGCTTGCGTCCGGTCTTGAGATCGACCACGCCACCGGGCGTGTTGAGCAGCCACGGATCGGCATCCCATTCATCTGTGGTGGCGGCGTGCCTGCGGTCGGCACGCGCCAGCCGTTCCACACCACTGACCGTTCCAGCGCTGGCGAGCTTGGCTGCCACCTTGGGGTTGTCTGCGCGCAGGGCAGTCTGGCGGCAGACGCTGCGAATTAGGTCAGTTGCAGCCAGTGTGTCCTCGGTGCGCCAGCGTTGTCCGTCCCATACCAGCCAGCGGCCCCACGCGGCGACATATCGCCAGTCGCGGTGGTAGCGGCGGGTGAAGGCCAGCGCCAGCGCATCCTCTGTACCCCAAACGGACTCGTCGTTGCTGAGCACTGGCTCATCGGAATCGGCCACGTCGTGCATCTGCAGGCGTGGGCCGTGGGTGAGAAAGGTGGCGACATCAAAGCCTTCAGCGACGGCGTCCGCCGCATCCCAACCCTCCGGCGCACCCTCGGGCGGGTACAGGATGTGGCAGGACTTCGCTCCTGCCACCAGAACGGCCTGCGCGGCTTGTGTTGCGTATTCCCAGCCCGGCTTGTCGCGGTCAGGCCAGATCAGCACGGTCTTGCCGGACAGCGGCGACCAGTCGGTCTTGTCGACCGGGGCATTCGCACCGTGCATTGCCGTGGTGGCATTGACACCTGCGTCGATCAAGGCCTGGGCGCATTTCTCGCCCNNGCCATCCNGCNCCCCCACCTGCGCGGCGCTGACCATTCCAGGCTGGTTGTACAGCGGGCGTGGATCGGGCGGTGCCATCTTGTGCCGCTTAGCGTCCCAGGGGCGGAACTGCTTTTTGCCTCCGGGCGGGTCGTAGCGGTACACGACCGCGAGCAGCTTGCCATTGGCGTCGAGGTAGTCCCACTTGGCGGTGGCCGGGCCAAGTTCATCGACAGGCGCCGATTGCTTCTTGCTCTTTGGCACCGGCGCAGAGCGCGCACGCCCAAGCAAATCGGCGGCGGCATCCAACACGCGATTGAAGTCGGTGTGTATGGATAGCGCTAAATGGCAGGCAATGAGATCAAAGATATCGCCGCCATCGCCGGTGGCGCGATCCGTCCACAGTCCCGCCTTGTCACCCGCGAGCACAACCTCCAGGCTATCGCCAGGGCTGCCCAGCACATCGCCAATCAGGAACTTACCCCGGCGCTTCTTGCCAGCCGGGAACAGCGTGATCAGCACAGCCTCCAGACGCGCAATCAGTTCAGCACGAATTTCATCGCGTTCGGCTTCGCGGGTTTCCGGCACAGGGGGTTGAGGCACGTCGTTGAAATCGATCATGCGTCGCCTCCCTGTGCTTCTTCAGGTCGCCACTCCTTGACGGCAGAACTCTTGGCAGCCCACTCCGACAGTTCGGACAAACGGTATCGAATCAAGCCACCCATAACGTAGTGCGGTATGCGGTAGCGCGAACGTTCTGTAGGGTCCCGGAACCAGTAATACGGCAAACGCAAGGCGATTGAGGCCTCACGGCCATCGATCATGGTTTCATTAGTTTTTGCATTCATGCCTGCGTCCTCCAGCAGCGGTCTTGCCACCCGCACATCCGGCATTCGAAGTGGGTCGGGTCATGGAAGGCGCGTGGCAGAAGCTCTCCTGCCTCGGTCGCCCTGATGACCTTCACCGCCCGATCCGACATGCGCTGGGCAAGCGCCGCGTCAAAGGGCACGAGCTCGGTGTAGATCTCCATCGTGTCGGCGTTGAGCGCCGTGAAGATCGCCGGGTGCTCGTGCAGTTCGAGATAGGCTTGGTAAATCGCCACTTGCGCGGCGTAGATGGGCTTGGAGATGGCCAAGCCCTTTTTCTCCAGATCGCTCCAGGACTTGTTGCCCAGGCACTTGCACTCCCAGAGCGCCGGATAGGCGAAGCCCTCGGGGCCTCCAACGACAACGCCGTCGACGTGTCCCTGCAGGCGACCATCGGCGACCGAGAAGCCGAACTGCTCGCCGTCGGCCTTTCGGGTGCGCAAGTCAAAGCCTGCGTCCCGCAGCCACGTGACCATGCAGTCCTCCATGACATGGCCACGCTCGAAGATGCGCAGCATCCGGCCCGTAGTGTCCCGCCCGTGGTCGATGGGGGCCTTGGCGTACTCGAACTGCAGCGCGCGCTCGCAGGTCACCCCGAGGCGCGAGGCCCCGAGGTACTGGCGCTCAGACTGGCGGGCGCGGGCCTGCTGCAACCCGGCATCGACGAGCGCAGTGATCTGACCCGAAATGCTCGAAGTGGAGTTGAAGTCCATCATGGCTTCTTCCCCTTCGGTTCTTCCCAGGGCAGGTCGTCCTCGAGGTCCGCGAACGGATTGGCGGCATCGGGTGCCAGCGGATCAGGCGTAGGCGGCAAGCCCCGCACGGGAGGAAACTTGCTGGACTCGTGGTGCGCGACCATTGCGTGCGACCAGCAAGTGACGATGGCGTCGATCACCCGCAGGGCCTCGGCTTCGGAGTAATCGCCCAGCGGCTTGGTGAAGCCGATCTCGCCCGCTGCCTCGCCGAAGGCCTTGAGGCACTGGCGCATTGCGGCCAGTTCGACATCAGATGGATCAATCATGGCGACCTCCGTCTTGTCGATGCGACCTTCTTTGGCCCGCTGCCAGTTGCCGTACAGCGCGTGAAACGCCTCCTGGCAGCGACGGGAACAGAACACCCAGTCGATGGGATAGCGCCGGGGATCGCCCACACCGTGGCGGTTGTCGGTGTGGCCGTAGCCCCGGGCCTGTCGTTTGCAGACCCAGCATTTCACGCCCCCTCCTCGAGTTCATCGAGCAGCAGGCCCAACTGCAGGGCAGCGCCAGCAAAGGCGGCCTCGCAGCGGCGCTTGAAGTCGGGATAGCTCTGCGAACTGCGCGCAATCGCCGTGACGGCGTGAATCTGCGATTCCAGATGCGCGAGTCCCTGATCGGACAGCCACTGGTGGTGCTTCTGCGAGATGCCCTTGCGATTGCGGATCTCGCCCAGCAAGTCCTCTGGCAGCACCGGCCCGTAGACCCAGCGCAGCGTGATCTGGCCAACGACATGCGGAGGGTTCTGGTCGTGGCCCTGGTATTTCCAGCCGAACAACCGATAAATGGCGCGGTAGTAGTCCGGGTGGAAGCGGCGCTCCCACGATGCGCAGGACTGGCGCAGCAACTTGGAGATCAGCTCCTGCAGCGCATCGGGCGCACGGTGGTGCTGGTAGCCAGTAGCCTCGTCGATCAGCGCGACCTCGCCGGTGGTGGCCAGTGCTGACAGAATCTTTCGGCAGTTGGGAATGAGGCGTTGACGCTTGGGATGCAGATGCCCGAGCAACGCGGCATCGATGACCCCGAGCGCCACATCACCGACGATTCCTGCCGGAAAGAAAGTTCCGGTTTGACCGGAGGGCAGGCGCACCTTTGCGTACCCTTTTTTCTCGAACTCTGACAAGGACTTAGCGGAGAATTCCTCGATCAAAGCGCCGATTTGCGTACCCGGACTTTTCTCCCGCAGACCCAGTGCGCGGGCCAGTTGGCGTTGGATGTAGCCGCGCTCGCCCGATGTGAGCACGACCGCTTCGCAGTAGAGGTCGCCGAAATGCACGACGCCGTAGTGGCTGGCAGTGAGGATGGATGCGTTCATGGCGATTTCCCTCACTGCGCCCACGACGGTTTGCCCGTCACGGGTGTGCGTTGCTGAGCCGGTGCCTGGTACGCGGGTGCTACCTGCGCTGGTGCGCCGGAAGTGCCACCGCTTGAAGCCTTGGTCGGCACGCCCATCAGCTTGGCGTAGTCGGGGTGGTCGGGTTCGACCGCTACTTTGACCACGTTGCGGTCCTGGCCCTTGCCGTCCTTCTCGATGTCGACGCGGGCGAGGAACTCCAGGCCATCCAGTTCGTGGAAGCCCTGGATGCGGCGCGCAGAAGAAGCCTGTGGGCTGTTGTCCTGCGGATGAACGTTGCGGGCACTGTTGAGCGCCGCGCGAATGAAGCTGCGCCCCATCTGGCCCCAGGTCGGCCCCTTCTTGGAGTGCAGGCCAATGTTCGACCACATCTTGCGTTTGGCGTGGTCACCAGCGGTGACCACGAATTCGGCGGCAAGGTAGATCGAGCCGGTCTCGAAAGATTCGGTGGCGTAGCCGCCGCCCCAGCCCTGCGACGGGTCGTCATAGCCACCGGGCTTGAGGGTCATGCGCACCGGGACAACGGTGCCCTTGGGGATCAGATCAAAGCCGGATTGCTGGGCGTCGGCGTCGTTGAAATCATTCCATGCGGTCATTGCGATTACTCCTGAGATTCGATGTGTGCGGGGGTGGCGGCGCTGGCAGGCACGGCGGAAGCGCCTGCGCACTTGGCGATCAGCGCGCCGAGATGCGGCGGCTCCAGCAGGTCGAGGCGACCGCTGCGGTCTTTGGCCGGAAAGCCGTAGGGATTGACGGTGTGGGTGACGAAGGCGCGGTAGGTGCTGCCGTCCTCGGCCTTGATCTCGGCCAGCGTCACGACCTCGTCGACGATGCCGGGCAGCTCAAGGCTGGTTTTGCTGCCTTCGATCTGCGGGACAAACACCTTGCGGTTGTAGTCATCGAGCCGCTCGTCGAGGATCGCCACGAACACCACGTTCTTGCCGCGTGCGTGCTGCAAGTGGGTCAATGCGCTGATCATTTCCTGGCCGAGCAGGCCATACGCCGCGCGCAAGTCGGACTTGCCGGAGCGGTCGCTGACGGCACCCGGCTGCGTCTTGCACCACGCGAAGCACTGGCGGGACAGCTGGGTGATCGAATCGAGAAAGAAGGTCTGGTAGCGGTCGAGTTGCGCCGGGTCGCCAAACTTCTCGATGACGTGGTCGTAGTGCGCCTGCGAGAAGGCGCTCTCAGGCGGCAGCGACTTGTCCGGGCCCGCGAGGAACACGAAGAAGTCGCGGCTCTCCGGCCACGAAGCCGGGCGAATGGTGTCGCCCGGCCAGTCGGCCACCGCCAAGTCACCGGCCTCGATGTCGAGGAACAGCGTGGTGGCTGGGTCGAGGTCTTTGAGCCGCGTGGTTTTGCCGATGCCGGACTTGCCCAGCATCAGCAGCTTCACGCCCTTGCGCTCGGCCATCCGCTCGATTGCGGACACGATGGGGAGCTTTTTCATGCGGCACCCCCATCCAGCGTCAGGGTGATGGTCGGCTTGCCTTCCTCGACCGTGCGCGCAGCCGCAAACTGCTCCTGCAGCGCCGTGGGCCAGTTGGTGTAGCGGGACTCGGACACCGACAGCTTGATGTCGATGTAATCCTCGACCTTATCGCCCGAGGCGACGATGCGCTCGGCCATCTCCTTGAGGATGGCCTGGCTCCAAGTCACCTTCTTGGGGAGTTCGTACTTGACGTGCACTGCGCCGTCGCTGACGTGGGCGGTTCCGAAGTCGCGGCCGGAATCCCGCAGCGCGCTACGGGCCTGCTCGCCGTAGCGCTGGAGCTTGGCGGCATCCAGCTTGGCACGCAGCTGCTTGAGGTAAGCAGTGGCCTCGTCGACATTGCGCTCGGCAGCGACGAAATCGGTGATCGGCAGCGCCACCAACTGGGCGGTGCTCATGGCAGCGAGGTCGGCGGGAAAGATGGTCAGATCGCTCATGGCCGCTCTCCTCACTGGTATGCACGAGTGAAGGTCGAGTGCCGCGAAACGCGACGCTCGAAGGCTTCGACCTCGGAGATCAGGTAGGTGACGCGGGCACCGAGCTTGCAGAAGATCGGGCCGAGCTGTTCCTGTCGCCAGCGGCGCAGGGTTTTGACGGAAAGCCCCCAGCGCGTGGCCAGTTCGTTTTCAGTCAGTGCGATGCACGGGTGTGCGGTGGGAGTCGACGACACACGGGATGCGTGCCCATATCGACTTGCTGGGTGAGTATTTGCCATTTGCAGTGCTCCTTTGAACTAAACGGGCACTGCTCATTTTTCGAATATGAATCCGGATGGTGTCCGGATGTCTTTCCGGAAAAATCACCGGAAAACTACTGCCGCGTTCGCAGCCGGTAATGACCACGCTGGCCTTCGATACGCTCAATCCATCTTGACCATTCACTGCCGAAAACGCTGTCTGGATCTTTTTGGCAACTGGTTCGAGTCACGACTTCAGACCATTTGAGGCTGTGCTGCTGGCGCGCCTTCCAGAACATCGCAATAACGTCCTTCTGCTTGCCCTTGAAGGTCTTTGGCTCTGCAACGCAGGCCAGCTTCAGCTCCCCGATATCCGCATCGAAATACTCGTCAGGGTCATCTGCGTCGGCACCCGTGCCTTTCAGCAAGCGATGAAGGAGATCCGCGTCATAGGTGATGCCATCGCCGGAATCCACCAGCAGACGACCAATGCCACATGTCTGGTGACTGTTCGGGAGTTCGATATCAACATCGTGTGCGGTCAGAACGATGCCTTGGCTTGGCCGCTTGGCACTGAGTAGCGCGTGCTGCCAATCCGCTGCGGACGACGGCAGACGACGGGCAAGGTAAATGGGTGCAAAACGGTGCGTTTGCCCGACCCGAATGTCGCCTAAATGCCAGAGGCGCTCTGCGATGACTTCACGGCTGCGTGCGCGACGTGACGGTTCGATTTCGAGCAGGTCGCAGACGTCGTCCATCCACGCATCAAGGTTGATCGCATATAGCGTGATGTCCGACAGCGGACGGGTTACAACCCGCCCCCGACAGCTCGGGCTTCGGTAGAAGTAGGTTTGCCGGTCATGGTCGATCTCGACCTCGACCTCCTGATCACTGTCGAGTACCGGCACCTGGATGGATGTGAGGTGGCCATCGGCAACCATCCATCGCCGCGAGAGGAAAGCTACCGCTTGTCCACGCAACTCGTCCGCCAGCAACCTTTTCTCCATGCTGCGGGCATGCTCCAGCACCAGCAGGTATTCCGAATGCAGCATGGCAGCCTCAGTATTGGCGTGCGCAGTCGAGTTTCATGAGCTGTGCAAACACCAGTTCACTGTCGGCCTTGGTCAGCTTGGCATCATTGAAACCGTTGGGCGTAGTAATCTGCACCGTCACGTCGTGCGCTTTGCGATGGGCTGTCCTTGCGATCCGGAAGGTCAGCTTGACTTGCTTGATGACGTAATTCGTCAGATCGACGAGCGGATAAGCTTGGCCCGCCACTTCGTAAATGTTGCGATCCTCAAATCGGTCACGCTTGATCAGCAGCGGGTTTTCCACGCGACGGGCAATCAGCCGGTTTTTCAGGGTGGTCTGACGCACTTCGGGGTTGGCAATCAGAATCTGCTTGATGTCGATGGATTCAATGCCGTCAATGCGATCCTTCTTGAACCGCGCCAGGATGGCGGGCGTGCAAAACCCCATGAGATCGAACTCGCGCATCGGCATGGCGTGAATGTTGCCGTCTCCACCCAGCAACACGTCACGGAAGGCCTTGGCCAGCTCGGGGCGCACGGTTTCATCATCACTGAATACCGCCAACTCGCCTTTGCTGGAGTGCCAGGAATAGCGCACACAGACCGTCGACGAGTCATCCACGTCGGTGTCCTCGCCATCGATGATCTTCGGGTAGTGAATGTGCTTGCCGTTGAATTTGGCCGACAGCGTGAACAGCAGTACTGGCGCATCTTGGGCATCACTTTCCCTGTGGGCAAACGGCTCGACCAGGATGTCCTCTGGCTTGACCTGCGGAAACAGTTCTGCCAAGCGCTGCTTCAGGCTTTCCACTGCAGCATCGCCCAGTGAAGGCTGCGCGCCTTTGGGGCCAAGGTAATGGCTGGAGTATTTTTCGCTCTGAAAATGCCGCAGCATCTGCTGGCGGCGCTCGGCGTGATCGAAGCGGTCTTCCGTCGCCCCTGACGGAGAAAACTCTTGTTCCAGGTACAGGTACAGGGCCCGGCTATATTTGTCGGACGGGGCCGCCAGAACGGCAGCATCGTCAGGATTGCCCGCATCCATCAGTTCCGTTACCGCCATTGCACCGTACTCGTCGGCCAGCAGCGCGATGCGCTCGGCGGCGCGCTCAAGGCGTGCCTGAACTTCCATCTCCATCTCGGCCACCAGTGCAAACAGCACGTTGCGCGATGGAATGGGCAGCGAACCCTTGGCGGCATCGGTCAGCGCCTGTGCGGCAGGGAGCGCCTGGCCATGCGCCGATTCCAGAAGCAACCGGAGCAGCATCGGCCGCTGCACTTTGCGGGCGATGTGAACGAGATGCTCCAGATGCGGCAAGGTGGCGGGGCCGTTGTCCTTGCCGCGCGTCCGGGGCTTGCCATCTTCCTTCTCGGCAACCGCAGACACGTCGCCGGATTGGATGGTGTTCAGTTCGATGGTTGTCATACACGCCACTCCTTAAAAAACAATGTGCGCGATTGCGCGAAGGGTTAATAGAGGGGTTCAAAAAATGCCGACCGAGGTCGGCGCGGGATGGTTGGGGCAATGTTCAGCGCAAGGCAGCCCCCGGTCGAGTGATGCCGTAGCGCTGCAAGCGCACCTGCACAAAGCGCGGATTGACGCCAAAGCGCATGGCCAGCGCCCGCTCCAGTAATCCCATGTCGACAGCGTCACTGGCAGCAAGGTGCAGGCTGGTGCCAGGGAACTCCGGATCAAGTGATGGGCCTCGATGGACGCGGACGTTGCATTCCGGGGCCAACTCCTCTGCGGCCGCACTCAACAGACGACGTGGCACCAGCAGCGAGCCCATGAACTCGTTGGCGCGAAGCTCGGCAAACTGCACGTCTGTAGCTGGTGCTGCCGTTGCAGCTGTGGGCGTTTTCGCCAAATGGTCGCTATCCGGCGTGGTGGTACGGTAGGCGCGCTGCGCACTGGGCTCAAAGGCGTCAAACAGTCCCGGTCCCTTGCTTCCATCCATGATCCAGCCAGGGGCATCGAACACCGCATGACCCAATTCGTGGGCCAGGGTGCTGAGTGCCAGCAGCTCGCTGAGTTTTTCGCCGACGGGAGAAACACACACCATCGCGGTGTCCGGGACACCAGGGTCATACTCGCAGATGCCGAAGACGTGGTTGCCGTCCTCGTCATGCACCTCGCACTCGGTACTGACCTCGAGCGCAAAGTCGATGCCGTTGATCTTCAGGCGCTCGATCTGGCGCAGCCTGTCGAAGGCAATTGCCTCCACACCGCTCTCCACCAGCTGCTGGCGGGCAGACGCTGCGATGGCTTCGATCTCAACATGCTTGATGAATTTGGGGCGCTTGCGGTCGCAATGCCGGTAGTCAAGGGTCAGAACCGGCATTCACTTTTTCTCCGAGACTTCACGGCGGTACATCCGCACAACGTTGCCCACATCCTCGCGCATGTCGGGCGGCAGACGACTGGCCTCCACGAAAGCGTCGTCCGGATCGATGCCCAGAATCTCTGCTGCTTTGCGGATCAGCTCGTCCTTGGGGGGCTTTTCCATGTTGCGCTCGATGCGTGACCAGTAGGCAGGCGAAATCTCCAGCTGACGCGCGAAGTCGTTCATCTGGATCTGCTTCTCTTCGCGCATTTTGCGAATGAAGTCTCCGAAAGGCATGGCCGTTTCCTAATTGCGTGATTTGTTAATTTGTCGATCATAGAGCGATCAGGTGCTCTGTTCAACTGTTTCGTAAACGCGCAATCATTTTTCGCCGATTACCCTGCGTTGCCATCCTCTCCGAAGGATCAAGTTCACTATCCATGACGGTTGCAATTCCCCGGAGCCGTCATGAAGAACCTCGAACTCGCATCTCCCTCGGAGATGTCTGCCAGCGCCCGCGCTGGTGAAATCACCGCCATCCTTGCGGCCGCCATAGTCCGCACCGTAGCCGCAGAAGCGCCAAAACAGAGAGAAGTTGGCCTTGGCTTCCTGCCCGACCAGCGCGTTCATACAACCCCCTATCCACAGGAGAAGTTGTGATGAACGAGAAACAAGCATCCGTCGCCGCGCGGATCGCGGAGCTGTCCAGCCTGCCCATCGCCGAGTTGTGGCCGGTGTGGGATCGGTATTTCAGCAGCCGCCCCATCAACCCCAACCGCGTCTTCATCGAGTCGCGCATCGCCTACAAGATGCAAGAGGAAGCCTTCGGCGGTCTGGCGCACAACACGCGCCAGCGCCTGGAGGCCATCGGTGCCAAGCATTCCAAGATCAAGCTGCGGGCTCGCCCGCGCGACATGAACTTCGCGCCGGGAACGATCCTACTGCGCGAATGGGGCGACCGCGAGCACAAGGTGGCGGTCACCGCCGACGGTCTGTTCGAGTACGAGGGCAGCACCTTCAAGAGCCTGACCGCCGTGGCCCGGCAGATCACCGGCACGCACTGGTCGGGGCCGCTGTTCTTCGGTCTAACCGGCAAGGCAGGTGCGCAATGAGCGACGCCACCCAGATCGCCTCTCCCAAGGCCCGCAAACGCTGCGCCGTCTACTGCCGGGTGTCGTCGGACGAGCGCCTTGACCAGGAATTCAACTCCATCGACGCGCAGAAGGAAGCTGGCCACGCCTACGTCGCCAGCCAACGCGCCGAGGGCTGGATTCCGGTGGCCGACGACTACGACGACCCCGGTTTCTCTGGCGGCAACACGGATCGACCCGGGCTGAAACGCCTGATGGCCGACATCGAACGCGGCCAGATCGACATCGTGGTGGTCTACAAGATCGACCGCCTGACGCGCAGCCTCGCCGACTTCTCCAAGATGGTCGAGGTGTTTGAGCGCCACGGCGTGTCCTTCGTGTCGGTCACGCAGCAGTTCAACACCACCACCTCGATGGGGCGGCTGATGCTCAACGTGCTGTTGTCCTTTGCCCAGTTCGAGCGCGAGGTCACCGGCGAGCGCATCCGCGACAAGATCGCCGCCAGCAAGCGCAAAGGGATGTGGATGGGGGGCGTGCCGCCCCTCGGTTACGACGTCGAGAACCGTCTGCTGGTCATCAACGAGGCCGAGGCGGCGGTGGTGCGTCGCATCTTCGAGGAGATGCTGACCATCGGCTCGCCGACCCAGATTGCTGCCAACCTGACGCTGGATGGCATCACGACCAAGGCCTGGACGACACAGGACGGTCAGACACGGGCAGGCACGCGCATCGACAAGAAGTACCTGCACAAGCTGCTGCGCAACCGCATCTACCTCGGGGAGTTGTCGCACAAGGGCAGTTGGTACCCGGGCGTGCATCAAGCCATCATCGATCCCGGTCTGTGGGGCCGGGTTCACGAGGTGCTGGCCAAGGACAGTCACACCCGGTCAGTCGAGACCAAGATCAGGTCGCGCACCGACGCCTTGCTGCGCGGCCTGCTATACGCGCCCTCGGGCGAACGGATGTACCCGACCTACTCGCGCAAGAACGGGCGCAAGTACCACTACTACGTGTCCAAGTCGGAAGCGCGGTTCGGCGCGCCGGGTAAGTGCTACGAGCGCCTGCCTGCGCTGGAAATCGAGGGGGCGGTGGTGGCCCAGATCCGAACGGTGCTGACCAGCCCGGAGACCGTGGCGTCGGTGGTGCGGCACATCCAACGCAACGAGGCCCAGATCGACGAGGCCACCACCGTGATGGCGATGGGACGCCTCAACAACGTGTGGGATCAACTGTTCCCAGTCGAGCGCCACCGCATCGCCAATCTGATGATCGAGCGCATCGATCTCGTCCACGCGGGCGAGGTGCAAGGGATCAAGGTGAAGTGGCGTGAGGTGGGCTGGAATGCGCTCATCAAGGAATTCGCCCCGGACAGCATTGGTGCAGAACTACTGGAGGTCGAAGCCTGATGGACGAGTCGATGGAGACCTTCGTGCCCCTGACGTTTCGCCGTCGGGGCGTCCAACGCGTGGCCACCGACGAGCGCAGCGTCCACGACGTGACCCTGCTCGACGGTGTGGCACGCGCTTTCTACTGGCAGCACCTACTGGACACCGGCGCGATGCAGAGTGGGTCGGCCATCGCCCGCGCCGAGAAACTGCATCACTCGGTGGTCAACGAACTGCTGCGCCTGACCCTGCTGGCCCCCGACATCATTGAGCAGTTCATGGCGGGCAAGCAGCCGCGGCGTCTGACGCTGATGTGGTTTCAGCGAAACCGCCTAATGGTCGACTGGCACGCCCAGCGCCAGCTCATGGCCAGTTTTGAGGAGGATGTGTGAGCAAGAAGCATCGCGGCCACGCCAAGGGCGACCCAGTGACGTATCAGACGCCGCTGCCTGCTGGCGGCGTGCAGATGGAGACCTTCCTGCCCTGGACGCTGGTGCGCCGGGGTTTGAAGAAGCAGGTCATCACGCCGTTCGACGCGCCGCAGGAGTTCCTGGACGAGGCCCGCCGTGAGCGGCAGGGNCCCGCCGTGAGCGGCAGGTGCGCGAGATGGCCCAGGACACCCCGTTGATGCGGGCGCTGGGCCTCGCGCACCACTGGCAGCGGCTGCTGGATGAGGGGCGGTTCAGCTCCATGACCGAGATCGCGGAGGCTGAAGGCATCGACCTTGGCCAAGCCAGCAAGATGAGCCGATTGGCGCAACTGGCCCCCGACCTGATCGAAGCAATCGCCCTGGGACGCCTCGAGGTGGGCGTCAGCCAGTTGCTGCGCGGCAGGTTGTCGGCGTCCTGGCTGGCGCAACGCGAGGCCCTGGTGGCAGGCTCGCCTGTCGCTAAAGAAGGCGGCTTGTCCGCTCGGTGAGCTTCTCGTCAGCCACGCATCGTGCGGTAGCCCTCTTGCGCTTCCGCCTCGGCACTCACCAGCCAGGCCGAAAATTCCTCGCCTGACTTCAATGAAGTGAAAAGCACAAACATGATCTGCCCCTGCGTTCTCACCAAGACCGGTGGATGTGAAGGCACATGATTGATTCGCTGAAGCCAATCGTCGCCGATTGGACGAGGCATGGAGAAATTGTGGGACGCCTTCTCATAGCCGATTTGGTGGACCTGGATGCGAAAGTCGAAGGATTCGTCATCCACGCAGGCAACTATCACTTGCACTTGTGTCTCCTTTATTAGTGGGTGCTTGTAGTGTCTCACCTCGGGCTATTGACTCCCGGCGTTAGTCGTTCGCACGTTCAGTCGCGCGCTCCCGAGCAGGCGAAGAAGCAAACCGATGGCCCGCAACCCCGCGCCGATACACGACTTCGGCCCTTGAATGCTCAAGAGGGCAGCAGAGAACAGAGAGAGAAAAACGGCGGAAAGTTCGCCGAAACCGA